AACCGAGCAGCACGCCGATCTGGTTGGCGCTCACGCCGTCATGCCACAGGTGCAGCAGCGCGGTGCTGGTGCGGTCGTCCCAGCGGAACCGCGACGCCCGCCCGGCGCATTCGTCCGAGCAGTAGAGCGCGTGCGTGCGCACCGCCGCGAAACAGCCGTCCCGCATGCAGCGCAGGCCGGTCATATGCGCCCCCGCTGCCATTCGAGATAGGCCCGGTCGGCCTTGGTCATCCCATCGCCGACATACTCGCCGAGGAACCCCCCGATCCCGCCGCATCGGTCGCAGAACGGCTGCGGCCGGTTGTTGATCCAGCCGCATCCCACGCACAGCTTGTTGGGGCCGTCGCGCACCGGCTGTTCGTATGGCGCGCTCATGTGCGCCCCCACCGGCGCTGCCACCGCCGCGCCCGGCGCAGCGCCAGCCACAGCACACACCGCAGATGCAGGGCCTCGAGCGTGCGCATCAGGCGGCCCCGAAAAGGCGCCGGCCCAGCGGAAGGCACCAGGCCGGCGAGTGGCTGAATGCGGAAGTCACCGGCAGCCCCGCGCCGGCCGCGGATGCGCGCCACTGTTGGGGAGGCGGCGCGAATGTCTCACTATTGAGCGCGGATGAAACGCGCATGGCGGGCCACGGCAGGGCGCGCGCGTTCACGCCTAGATCCCGGCGGTTACAGGGTGGCTTGGTGTCCCGGTCATGCCGCCCGACATCCGCAGTCGCGGGATGAAGGAACCGTTGCAAGCTGCTCGGCCGACAGCCGCACGCCGCGCTGCCTGGCCAGCAGCAGGAGGTCGAACTTGCGCCCCGGCGGCAGCCCGCGGGAACGCCAGTTGCTCACCGCCGAGGCGCCGCACTTGCAGTGCGCCTGCACCGCCGCCTCGCCCCCAAGCATTGTGATGACCTGGTCGAGCGTCATGCTACCATATTTCACGGAAGGTGGCTGAGGCGCAAGCCAGGGATGGAAAAGTGACTTGTTCACGGCTAGTGTAGTAGGGTGAGCGCCGTGGGAAAGCCGATGGAAGCCGGGCTGCGGGAGACGCTCTGCGACCGATTTATCGCGGTCGCGGAGGCAACCGGGCTGACCCGGATCGAGTTCGGCAAGATCGTCGGCCTCGGCAGCTCGCAGCTATCGAATATCGCGAACTATCGCAATCTGCCGTCCCACCACGCGATCTATCGCGCGGTCGAGCATTTCGGCATCCCCGTAGATTACTTTTACGGACGGATGTCGTTCGGCCTCGAGCGCATCACGCCCGTCAGGGTTGAGCGGGATCGCCGACAGGCTTGGGCTGCCTGACCGGCCAGCCTTCCGTCGATCCGCGCGCCGCATAGTCCTCATCCTGTTTAGCCGCCTGAGCGCGACTTAGCCGCCGCGGCGGCCGATTCGCGGCTGGCTTCTGCGGCATCACCGCAGGCCTGGCGGGCCGCTTGCCGCTCTGAAGCACCCGGCCCAATTGCAGAAAAACTCCACAAACATATTGCGCTATTTCACGGATAGTGAAATACTCGGCGCCAGAAATCACCAGGCAATGGGCCGTGAGCATGCGTTTTTCCCCTGGATATGCCCCATCATCGGCGTCGGCCACGAGACGGTCGGCGACTGCAACTGGCGGCGGCTATCTGCCTCGCAGCGACGTGAGTGTAATCCCGGTGTCACCGGACGACGCAAGGATTCGTCTGCCGTTAATTTCCCGTGAAACGGGAAACGATCGCAGCGAAATCTTAAAAATCAACGCACCGGCCGACGGTATTACACCACCGCTGGCCTACAACCCCAGCATTCCCGCCCCGGTCATCCGCCAAGACCTCGCGGAACTCGGCGCCCTCGTCGTCGAGCGCATGGTGGAGCGCGCCCGATGAGCACGCACATCCCCTGCGAGCACTGCGAGGACGGCGTGCTGTGGGTGTCCCGCTGCGGCGGCCTCGATCCCGACGTGCGCCCCTACGAGTGCGACGCCTGCAACGGCAGCGGTGCGACATCCTGCGTCGAGACCGGCTGCACCGAGCACGCAACGCACCTGCGGCACGAAGGCCAGCACTCTTACCCGTTATGCGCGGCCCATCACAGCCGCTGGGAGGAAGCATTCAATGCCTGACGGACACACCGAAATCCGCACCTTCCGCGACCTCGACCGCGCCCGCGCCGTGTGCGCCGAGCAGCGCGCCGTGGAACTCGTCGAGGTCTGCCGCAGCGCGCTCGCCGGCCACCCGCACTGGCGCCAGGACATGCGCGACATCCTCGGCGAGATCAGCCGCCTCGAATACCGCGAGCCTCCTGCAAGGAACTGGTGACATGGCCCATCGCATCGACGCAGCATTTCAACTGCTGCTGCCGGACAATCCCAAAGAGATGGCAACCGCGCTTGCCGAGGTGGCGGCAGCCTGGGCGGCTTTCACCGCATCGCTCGACCAGTATCAGGCCGAGTTGAAGTTCAGCGTCAACGACGTGCGAACCTCGACGCCGCTCTATAAGCGCGGGCGCAAGAACGCCATCTCGCAGCATGCCGCGGGGAAGCCTTTCCCGGTGCCCCAGCCGGATGACGCGGCATGACCGAGGTATCACCCGCCAGGCTCATGCGGGCCATGAGTGCTGTCGGGCAACTCAAAGAGCAGCTCGCAGGCCACGACGATGCCGACATATTGGCCTCGATCGAGAGTGAGACGAACGCCCTTGAACTGATGGACCGACTTATCGAGGCTGTCGTTGCCGACGAGGCGCTCGTCGAAATGGGCACCGACAGGCTCAGGCGGATCGAGGCGCGCGCCAATAAGCGGCGGGCGATCCTGGCGCGCATGATGGAAGAAATCGGCGAGCGGATCGAGCGACCGGCGGCAACGCTCTCCATCGGCGCCGGGCGGCAGAGAGCCATCATCACCGACGAGAAGGCTGTGCCTGAAACGTATTTCCGAAGCGCCGTGGACAAGATGGAGTTGCTTCGCGCTCTCAAGGACGGCCCTGTGCCCGGCGCAGAGATTTCCAACGGGCCGGCCGTACTGCGGATCTCAACTCGATGACGCGCGGCAGAATAAGCGCCGTTTGCGCTCAATGCGGGACGGAGTTCACGCGAATAGCCCACCGCATTAAGTCTGGCCAACGGTATTGTTCGCCAAGCTGTAATTACGCTGCAAAAAGAACAACAGCGGAGCAGGCGTTCAATAGCATTGTCAGGAAGACAGCAGACCCGGCTGCGTGTTGGGAATGGGTTGGCGGCACAACCAGCATAGGCTACGGCGCAGTGCGGAACACCACCGCTCATCGCATTTCCTACCGAATTCACATCGGCCCGATCCCTGTTGGGATGTTCGTCTGCCATACCTGCGATAATCCGCCATGCTGTAATCCCGCTCATCTGTTTCTTGGCACCCCTGCCGAAAACGTGGCCGATATGGAGGCCAAAGGTCGCAGGCGGGTTAAACTTTCCAAGGAAACTGTTCTCTTAATTCGCGCATCTTCCGTCCCCTCCGGCTCTGTGTTGGGGAAACGGTATGGCGTCTCGAAACACCACATAAACCGCATCCGACGTGGCTTGGCTTGGAGATCTATCCCATGAATGCAGTTACACACACTGAGCCGGTATCGTCCGAGACCTTGGAGTTGGTGCTCGGCACTGGCGACTTGGCGAAACTCACGCCGGGCCAGCGCGTCGAATACATGGTCCGCACCTGCCAGTCGCTCGGCCTTAACCCGCTGACACGACCCTTCCGCTTCCTGGCACTCAACGGCCAGGTGCAGCTTTACGCCACGCGCGACTGCACCGACCAGCTAAGGAAGCTGCACGGCATTAACCTGCAAATCGTTGACAAGAAAATAGATAGCGACCTGTTCGTCGTGACCGTGCGTGCTCGAACCAAGGATGGTCGCGAGGACGAGGACATCGGCGCGGTAACGCTGGGCCAGCTTCGTGGCGACAGCAGAGCCAATGCCTTAATGAAGGGTCTTACCAAGGCGAAGCGCCGCGTGACGCTCTCCATCTGCGGCCTCGGGTTGATGTCGGAGGATGAGTTGGACACCGTGCCGGGCGCTCGCACCTTCGATGCCGAGATCCCGGTCGCGCCGATCGTGGAAGCCACATCCGAGAGGGAACGGATCAATCAAGAGATCCCGCTCGCCGACAACGCGCCGCCCAGGCCCCGCGGACGCACTGCACGGGAGTTCATCGAGGACGTGCGCGGCCGGATGAATGACGCCGCGGATCTGGATGCGGTGAACGCGATCATCGCTGACCAGACCGTGCAGCGAGCCATGGCCACCTTCCGCAATGGCGCAAAGGACGAGCTGGACGGCGTAATCGCCTACGGCATTTCGCGCTTCGGCCGCGAGCCTGCCGCGGAGCAGCATGACTGGGACGACGAGGCGCCGGCCGAGGAGAACCGGCAGGTGACGACGGCGATCCAGCGGATGCAGCGCGACAGCCGGGCCGACCTCGAGGCGGTGAACAAGCTCACGGCGCACCAGACGTGGCTGCGCTCGCTGCCGCAGAGCGAGTATGACAGATATGCCAAGGCGCTCGAGGCGCGGTATGCCGACCTGGCGCGGCAGGCAGAGACGGTGGGATAAACCGGGGTTTGCGTCAGAGCGTCGGCGGCGTGTTTCGTACTGCTCTGGCGGCGATGTCTCGCGCCTCCTGCAATGTGTCGGCAGGCCATGTTCGGGATGCTGGCCGTCTTCGCCGAGTTCGAGCGCGCCATTGCCCACGAGCGCACGATGGCTGGCCTACAGGCGGCCAGGGCACGCGGCAGGATGGGCGGCAGGCGGTCGGAGTTCACCGACGAGCAGGTGTTGGAACTGCGGCACTTGAAACCGCTCAGGCTGCCGGACGCGATGATCCTGTCCGACGTGAAGAAGCGTCTCGGCCGCGATGCGCAGGCCCATTTACTCAGGAGATTAGCATGAGCGCAGATCAGCCGCCGCACACCGATACGACCAAGAGGTATCCTCAAGATTGCGCGACACCATCTATGTGCCAATGGCCAGAGTGCTGGTGTGTGGCGCCTAGCGGCGAGGCAGCGCCAGAAGATCAGCCGAAGCCCACGCAAACCACCGAGCGCAAGCCGGGGGACGTTCTGACGTTCGGTGATTACGGCATGGTCACCATACATTTTGTTGAGAGCGGCCAAGTCTACTTCGCGTCAGCCAAGCGTGGTGACGAGGATAGTCCATGGCTCGCCAGGATGACGTTCGCCGACTTTGAGGCGTCCGTGATGCGAACGGCCGAGAGATTGGAGAATCAGGATGCCTGAGAACTCAAGGACCCGTCGTATGAGCCTGCGCGGTCTGCCTCTGTGGATGCGTGTATTAGTTCTCATGGACAAGCCTCGCCCGTGGTGGCGGGCGCCCGTCAGGTCTCGTGGGCCACTGAGGCTCGCGCTTGCGCATCGCCGTGATTACATCCTGGGAGCTAGGGGGCTGCCGCTACCATGAGCGAAGATCAGACCAGAACATCCGATACGACCGCCAGCGTCGAAGTGGGAGAAACCCGCTACGACCACTACGGCCCACTGCGTGCCATGGCGATAGCCGATAACTACGTGATGTGCCGCCGCCCTCGCTGCGCCCCCTGGGTGCTGAGCGTAAAGGACTGGCTCAAGCTGAGCGAGACCGACGATTGCGTCGGTAAATCATCGGCACCGCGAGCCATGCACTATGGAGTTCTGGCATGAGCGACAAGACGACGGAATTTACAGACTCATAAGGTGCCAGCAAACCCTCGATTGATGGAGTGGCCACACCGATGGAACGCCCGACCTTCGTGCCGCTATGGTGTGCCTGCAAGCTGTGCGGGCACTGGTGGGATGACTGGCAGCCCTGCAACGTGCCGGTGGCCACGTGGGTGGCGCACGTCCGCGCGCTGCGCTGTACGGGCTGCGGCGAGGGCCGACGGTCGGTGCTGTTGCGCTCCCAGCCTTTGAGCGAGAGGCCGGTGGCGTCCGCAATCGGGAATTGGCGGACGGAATAATTAGTGCGTGCCGCACTTTCCCTTGCAATCGTGCCGCACGGTTGCTATGTATCGCTCACCAAACGGAGTGAGTGAGATGAGCGAAGCAGAGCGCCAATATGATCTGGTACACAACGAAGGCGGCGAGGGATACAACCCACATCGCGCAGCCCGCGAGCGCGCCGAGTTCGATGCGGCTCGCAACGAGCCGCTGACGCTGGACGATCTGCGGCGCCGGCTGGAGAGGCTCGATAACTCTCTGGCGCGCGAGAGTGGCACCTTTGACCAGACAAAGGTCGATGCCCTGCGCGCTCAGATCGCCGCCATGGAAGCCGAGCAGGACGCCGCTTTCCTGGCGGCCTGGCCGCGCGAATTGACCATGGAGCGGCGGGCGGCGTGGAACGCCTGGGTGCGGTCTGCCACGACGCCGAAGGGCGTGCCGGTGAGCGCCATTGCCGCGCAGGAGCGGGCCCAGGGTTGGGTGCCGTCCGACCTGCGCCGCGCCATTAAGCTGCACGGGTTGGCCTGATGTCCCGCAGGCGCATAGGCGACCGCCCGATGACCGCCACCGAGCGGTCAGCCCGGCGCCGCGAGCAGGACAACCTGCGCGTCGCCCGCATGTTCCACGCGCTGGAGCGGGTGCGCGACGAGGCGGCCTCGATCGGCGAGGCGCGCAAGATCGCGGCGGCGGCGCTGCCAGTAGGGTCCACAAAGGAGGATTAGCGGACAGAACCTGACCCCGAATTCACACGGGTTCGTGAGCGGCCCAATCCGCTTACCGCGCCTTATGCAGGAGAGATGCAGGCGCCGCCACAATTGCCGCCGCGGTCGTGCTAAGCTGTTGAAATGTTTTGGATCGGATTCGCGGCGGGCTTCTTGCTCGGCGCCTGCGTGGTGCTCGGCTTCGGCGTCTGGGGCGCGCTCACTGATCCTGATCCGTAGCCGCCCCGAGCGGCGGCCGGCAGTCGATCACCACGCTGCCCGGCCCCAACATCGTCAACCCCACCAGGCAACTCTCGAACCGCCGCGTGGCACAGCCGGCGAGCAGCAGCAGCACCGCAAGCACCACCACTCGCTGCATGGTTTCCTCTTGATTTGGCAACGGCGTGCATTACATTGTGCAGCATGGAAAAGGACGCCGCGCTGAATATCCGCCTCTCCGCTGCCGACCTCGCCGCACTAAGGCAGCTCGCCGATGCAGACGGCCGCTCGACATCCGACGTGGTGCGCCGGCTGATCCAGAGCTTGCTGCGGCGGAAGCCGGCCGCGAAAGCCGGCGCGTGACGGACGACGAGGAACGCGAACTCAAGAGGCAACTGATGCAAGCCGATCTCAAGCTGAAGCAGAGACAGGCATTTTGGGAAACACCCCGTAATCTCTCGATCATCATCGGCACCGCCGTTGCCATCACCGCGGCCGGCGCTGGCATCCTCGGCTACAAGATCGGCCAGAAGGATACGCCCACGACGTTCATCCAACTGCCGCCCGGCACCACCATCACCACGCCATCACACTGACCTAGAGCCGAAGCCGCGCCAGATGCGCCACCCGCAGCCGCCTTTCCTCCACCAGCTTCGCCGCAAATCGGGCCTCGAACCCTCCGAGCGGCTCTCCAAAGGGAATTAGCATATGGAGGAGATTGCCGCATTCGTGGCTGACATCGACGGCCTTGACGCCCAGATCGAGCTTTTAGAGAAGCAGAAAAGCGAACGGCTAGAGGCTTTAGCCATTGCGGCGCGGGAGGCTTACGCCAAACGGAGCGTCGAAGCAGTCAATGCGATGTTTAACAAACTATATTGGTCGCTCATGAGCTTGCCTCCGTCATCGTTGGCCAAAGCATTTGGCCGCCACCTGAACTCATTTAAGATCGAGCCGATATGGACCGGCATCCGATGCATGGCCTGCGACAAAGAGTTGGCGGCTGATAGCCGAACCAGGCTTTACCACATACATGCCTTGGCGCGTGATGGGGCTTGCCTATGCCAACCATGCCAGCAATCTCGGAACGGCCGCACCCCTGACAACAAAGCAGAATGGTGGAGGCGTCAGAACGAGCTTAGGTCAATGCCATATGGCGAATATCTTAGAACTCCAGAATGGCAAGATACCAGAAAGAGGGCCGTCGCCAGAGCGGCGTGGCGCTGTCAACTGTGCAACGTCAGCGGCAACGATGAGGGAATTGTTCTACAGGTCCATCATCGGACCTATGAGAACCGAGGCAGGGAATTAGCAGGCGACCTTACCGTTCTATGCAAGCCATGCCACGGGAGACATCATCGCCACTTCAGCGCCGAGGCCCCGCCATGAACACCATCATTGTGCTACTCACCCCGTTCGTCCTGATCTTACTGCTGATCCTTGCAACCCCCACCTCGGGTTGAGCGCATTCCTGCGCCTCTCGGCCTCCAGGTTCGCCACCACTCCCGCCACCAAAGGAATATTCGACGTGGTGCTGCAAATTTTCATCGGCGTTGCCGCCGTGGTCGTATTTCTAGCGGCATGGACAGAGGGCCTTCTGCTCGGCCGCATTATGGCTTTTCTGCTCCTGTCGGTCCTATTCGGGTGGGGGTTGTGGCTGTGGGGCGACACGCTGATCGATCCCAACCACCTGCACCGTGACGGCAATTCCGCGTGGGCACTCGTCGGCATTGCCCTGGCATGGCCCGTCAGTGGTATCCCTATCTATCGCGAGAATGCCGCTAAGCGCCGGGCTAGGCGCCAGGCCAAAGAGCGTTGGGGAGTGTAGTGGTGCCCTGATAGGCCCCAGGCGCCACCATTGGCAGTGCTGGCAGCGACTTCTGCAATAGCAGATTGGCACTCGACGGCGGCGAGTAGTCGGGCGCGAAGGCGCTGCCGGGCGGCGCGGCAGGCGCCCCCTTCCCCAAGGTATCGAAAGCCTTCCCGACGCGGCGTTCCATCAGTGCGTTACCCCAGGCCCGCAGTCGTTCGCCGCCGAAGTGCGACGTAATTGCCGCCATAAGGCCGGCTGAGGCGCCCCCCGTGCCGGCCTCTGCCGCTCCTGCCGCGATCGGAATGAGGCGGCTGCCCATGGCGTGCAGGAGAGTGCCTACCGTTCCGCGCTCGGCGGCCTGCTTCAAGGCGGCAATTTCCTCGTCGGAATAGCCGCGCGATTTGGTGGCGCTGTTGACGAGGTTCTTAATTTGCGTGCCAAACGATGTGGTCGGGTTCGCCGTTGCGTCGGCGCGTGCCTGAATGCGCTCTAGGTCGCTCATCTTCATGGCGGTGGACCACGCCTGACGGGCTGGCGCGAGTGCGTCGAAGCCTTCCTTGCCGCCAGCCACGTCATTCTCGCCCGCGCCATAGATCCGATCACGCCAAGCGTTCTGAATATCGACGAGCTGCTTGCCCACCTTGGACAAGCCTCGCACGCCGTATTCCTTATCGATGAGGCCGCCCATCTCCTCGTCCATCGCCTGGACGTTGGCGAGCGTGAGGGGCTTACCGCGCAACGCCTCAAGTCTGGCCTGCAGGGCTGTGACGGCATTATCGCCGGCCACCACCTTACCGGCCTCGTCCTGGGTTTTCGCCATCGCGTCGTCAAGCAGCTTGCCGCTGTATTCCGGCGTCAACGACGAGTCGTGCCCCTGGCTCTCGGCGATCTTGTAGTAGGCATTCGCGATGGTCCTGGCGTCGTCCGACGTGGTGACGGTGCGGGGCATGCCTTGCGGTGGTGCCACAGGTGCCGGCTGCGGCGGGACGGCCGATGTCGGGCTTTGGGTCGCAGTTGCCCGCGCCGCTATAGCCGGGTCTACCTGGCCGACGCCGGTCAGCGGAGGCGCGGCGGCTGGCGGCACATCCGCCGCTCGCGGCGCGTTTCTGCCCAGCGTCGGCAGGATGTCGGCTCCGGTCCCGCGCGCCACGCTCGGGGCAACCCGGCCTCCCATCATTATCTGCGCCAGCGCATTGGTGCCTTCCGGCGTCACGGTGCCGGTCGTCGGCCCCTCGGCGAGATCCAGCACCCCAAGCGCCACATCCCGCAGACTGCTCGGGAGTGCCGGCCGCACCTGGCCGGTCGTCTCGTCCCTGGCAAGCGGCAGGACCGAGCCGTAGGTCGTATTCGGCGCTGGCGAGAGATACGCCCGAACGCCCGGCATAACCGTGTCGCCGTTGGCCGCGGGCATGGCCGACGGCGCGGCGGCTGGCGGTGCCGTCTGTGCCGCAATGGCTCGGCCGCGTGCGACATACGGGTCCGCATCGGCGGCAGGCGCGCTTGTGGCATCGCCCCCGCTACCGCCGGCCGCGATGGCTCGGCCGCGTGCGACATAGGGATCTTCGTCGGTCTGAGCGTCAGCCATTGCCGTTGTCCTGGGGAGCCGCAGCAGCTACGGCAGGCTGCGCCGTCGGCAGCAGCGGGCGATAGTCCTTCGGGTGGATGCGATCGCCGGCGAGCGTCGTCGGGTCGATCGGCCGGAACGTCGCGCCCCCGTCCTGGGCAATCGCGGCCAACTTGTCGTTGGCACCGGCGAGCGACGGATGATCGCCGACACCGAGCAGCGTCACACTGCGAGCACCGCGCGCCTTCAACTCGGCGATCTGCTCGGCAACGGTGTCAGCCTGCGACGGGTCGTTGCTCAGCCCGCTGGACAGCACCACGTCGCGCCCCAGCACAGACCCCATTCCCGGCCCTGTGATGGCCGCCAGCACCTTCTGCGGGCCGATCCCTTGTATGGCAGTGGATGGCAGCTTGCCGGCGCCAGCGACGCCCTGAGCTAGGCTGTCGCCCACGACGTAGGGCGTGCCCGCCTCGGTGGACAGCGCCTTGAACTTCCCTGCCACCGCCGGCACGTAGCCTTGGCTTTCCGGCCCATACGCCTGCCGCCAGCCTGGGCCGCCGTGGTAATAGAGCAGCGCCGCGTCGGGCGACTTCTCGGCGTCCAGCGCCTGGCTCATGTATTTGGCGCCACCATAGATGCTCTGCACCGGGTCGGTCGGGTCGGTAATGCCAAGCGAGCGCGCGGTATCCGGCATGATCTGCATCACGCCCACCGCGCCCTTCGGCGATATCGCCTTGATGTTGCCGCCGCTCTCCTGTGCCGCCATGGCGCGCAGCAGCATCGGATCGACGTTCCATTCCTTGCCGGCTGCCTGAAAGATCGCGTCATACTTGGCGAGCGGATCAGCCATAGGCGGCGAGCGCGTTCTGACCCGGCTGCGGCATCAACATGGCTCGTGGGCCGGGCGGCGTGACGACTGGCGCCGCCGGCACTCTCGGCGGCGTCTGGCCCGGCGTGACGTGCAGGTTAAGCATGTCCGCCATCCCCATCGCCTTGTAGAGCTTAGCCTCGGCCGCCTTGTTGCCCTTCACTTCGGTCAGGATCTTCTGCTGCTCGGCTGGCGTGTAGAGGTTCCAGGCGAAGCCGCGCGGATCGGTGGTGTTCGCGACAGACGCGCGCCGGCCGCCATAGCCATATCCGCTGCCGTTCTGGTCCTCGGTCATGATGGCCGCCATCTGCTGGCGGTTCTTCGCGATGTCGTTGCGCATGATCTCCATGTTTGCCGCCGTCGAAAACCCCGTCCCGGCATTGGACATGGCCGCCAGTTGTCTCCCCTGGTCAGTGCCGGCGGCGTTGCCAAGGTCGGCAATCACACGCTCGGTGTATTTCTTGAACAGGTCGTAATTCTTAACGTTGTCCTCCATCCCAGGCGGCAATGCGCCCTGAGCATTGAGGAAGCTGTAAAGAGCGTGCGTCGATTCGGTGGAGCGGCCAGTTGTTGTCAGCTTCAGGGCCTCGTAGGCGTGGCCCAGGTTCTGATCGGTGGTCTGCCATTTCGGCAGGTTGGTCTGGTCATTCTTGAACTGCGTCACATCTGATTTGACCGTCTCCTCCGTTCCCATCGGCGCCGATGTGGCGACGCCCCCCGCTGGCGGCTGGGTGGCTGCGGGCGGTGGCGTTGTCGATGCAGGCGGTGGCGTTGTGCCGGGCGCAGGCGGCTCCTTGTTGGGATTGGCCAGCGCCGGGTTCGGTGGGTTCGGCGTGCCGCGTCCCGTGTAGCCGGGCGCGAAGGCCGGCGGCGGCTGCCCCGGTGCAGCGCCGGGCGCCGCTGGTGCGGCTGATGTGGCTGGTGTCGGGATGATCGTGGCGCCCTGCGTTTCCGGGAACACCGTGCCGAACGGGGCAGTGAACTTGACCGGCGGCCCGACTGGGCTGCCGTCCGGGTTCTTCGGCTGGAATGTGTATTCCTGCGTCGCGTCGGGTCGCGGCCCCAGCTTCACGCCGCCCGGCGCCTGCTCCTGAGACCCGGTGTATGGGCCGGATTGAAGCGGCGACTGCGGACGGATCGGCACCGCGTAGCCGCCGGCGTCCTTCAGCGTCGAAGGCGGCCTTGCCGCATCGAGCGCCTGCTGCGTCGTCAGATTGTGGGTCATGCCCTGCACGATCGCCGCGGTGTTCGCGTGCGGATCGGCGCCGAACGCGCTGCGCAACTGCGGCACTTCCTCGTCGGTGACCAGGCCCTGCTTCCGCGCATTGTCGATCGCGGCAAAGGCTGCGGCTTGCGGCACGCCGTTGGGGTTGTCCGCGAGCAGTTGCGCCATGGACTGCATCGCCCCGCCCAGCCGCTTGCTGTGCAGGTCGTAGGTGTTGGTGTCGAGCGTCTGGCCCCTCTGCGCGCTCGCCTGCGCGGCCAGTGCCGCCGTCGGACTGGCCGCCAGACCGCGCATCAGCGCCGCCTGGTTCGGCTGACCGGTGACCGGATCGATGGACTGCTGGAATGCCTGCCCCGCCGCCTGGTCGGCCTGCGCCTGCCGGGTCGCCCAGATCGCGTTCGCGGTCTTGGCTGCGTCGCCGTAGACCTGCAGCGGATTGACCGTCGCCGGGTGCGCGATGCTGTCGAGCAGATTGCCGCTAAAGCCGCTCATGGTGCGCTCCTGGTATCAGGCTCTGGATGTGAGGGGCTGGTCGTCGCTGTATTGCGCCGGCGCGTTGGCGTTCGCGGCGTTGCCGGTCATCTGCTGCAGCGCGTTGTAGCCGAGATACGAGTTGATCCCGCCGGTGATCGCGTTGCCCACGCCCTGCGCCCCGGCCGCCTGCGCCGCACCGCCGGCAATCAGCGCGTTGCCCGCATTGGAGGCCAGCGTGGCCCCCGTCTGCCCGGTCTGCGCCGCGGCATTGGCGCCCAGCGTTGCGAGGTTCTGGATGCGGCCGAACTGGTTGGTAAGACGCGCCTGCTGCGCCGTGCCAAGAGCGCCGTAGTCCTCAAACCGCGCCTGTGCGTTCTTGAACTGGTTCTGATAGGTGTTATCGGCGAGACCGGAGGCGAACGCCGCGGCACCCTTCATCGCCGCCCCCGACACGCCGAGGCCACGCGCCGCATTTGACGATTGCACCGCCTTCAATCCCTGCGACAGATTGAATTGGTAGCCCGGCGTCTGCTCCAACTCGGCCTGCGTCATCTGCCCCGGCAGATTGGCCTGCCCAAGCGCCACATAGTCCGGGCCGCCGCCGGTCGGGCTGCCGAGCGCCAGCGCGTTCATCGTCGGCAGCGCCGACTGGCCCGCTAAATTGTAGGGTTGCAGGTCGGCCCGTGTCTGGGTGTATCGTTGCTGGTTAAGGTCGGCTGCGTGATTGGCCGCATCCGCCGCCTTGCCCGCGGCTTTGTTGCTGAACAACCCGCCGATCAGGCCACTGGCGACGGACCCGCCGGCCGCGATCAATGCTGGCATTTACCCTATCTCCATCGCACGTAGACCGGCTGGCCGTCGGCCGTCGGGATTGCGGGGGAAAAACCCATTACAGCCTGAAACTTGCACCACTTCGCACGGTCGCCGTCGTGCGGCTTGTCGGCCGTCGTGAACACCGGCCCGCCATGCAGCGCCATGATGACATCGCGGTCGCGTTGCAGATCCCGCATCACCCGCGCGTTCCACCGCTGCACCTCGACGTGGAAAAAAGTCTGGCCGCTGACGTTCTCCATGCCGAGCGTGTAGTCGCGCCGCCGCGCCACCGGCACGATGCGGTTCCACCGCGGCACCTCGAACGCGCGTTTCCCCCGCAGGATGGCAACGGTGCGCGCCTTCTCGGTCGCCGCCGCCTCGGCGATCTGCCGGCCATAGGCCCTGAAATACTCCATCATCCACGGCAGGCTCGTCTGCAGGTTCAGCGCCGCCATTGCGCGCCACCACGCCGGATCGTGCGGCATCCCGAGGCAGTGCTCGAACACCCTGGCGCACCCGGCCTCGCCCTCGAGGTCGGCAAACGGCACCGACAGCGCGCCGGGCCACCTCACCGCGATCTGGTCGAGTTTGGCGTCGAGCCGGCGCAGCGAGCGCGCGAGCGTCGCGGCATCGAACGAGCCGAGGCGCATGACGGAGTTGAACACGTCAGCCGGATCGCGCCGCACCAACATCACGCGCATCTCGGGTGCCAGCCGCCGCAGCGTGCGCCACCACGGCGCGGCCGCCGTCTCGGCGGTGCCGGTGTAGGGCATCGACAGCCACGAGCGCACGTCCTCGATCGAGCGCACATGGCGGATCTCGTCGTGGCCACAGTTCCATGGGCCGTATGAGAGATAGCGCGACAACCAGAACGATCTGCTGCGCGGCAACGACAGAATGACAAACGGCTGAGTATGAGCGCCTGTAGCACTCATGACTGCTCCATGGTATTCGCAGATCTGTTGCGCCGGCCCGCGTTCCCTGCACTGGCTGGGATGACCCGTCGCGCACATGGCGGATCTCGTCGTGGCCGCATTGTTCCCTGCGTCAGCGGGGATGAACCGGGCGCCATCACGCCACCAGGCTCTGCCGCGGGCCGGCGGTGGCCGCGACAGCGACCCGGAACAAGCCGGCGAACGCATCGACGGCCGCGCTTGGCGTGAGCGTCGCGGAGAACGCCCCCGATGGCGTCGCCGCCGGCAGCAGAGAGGAGAACCGCGAGCATGGCCCCGATGTGATTATGTCCAGATCCGACAGGCCCGCGGTGATCGCCGACCACGTGCCGGACGCTACAATGCGGGTGCCGAAATAGGTGAGCAGCAGATCGGTAGCGCCGGCCGGCGTCAGTGATGGCGTTGCGACGGTGCCGGTTCCCGAGGCTACCCCGGAGCCGTCCAGCGTCACGTTGGCAGTGGCAATTCCCGCGCGCCGCAGGATCACCACATCGAGATTGAAGAATTGGCCGCCAGAGACCGTAAAAACCGGGCTCTGGGTGTCTCCGGTGCTCCACGTCCGGGCAAAAACCGTCGCGCCTTGCACCGACCCGAGTTGGGTCCAGCCCGCGAGGGGTTGCAGCGTGGAAGGCCCGCAGCTAAGTGCCGCGACAAGATCTCCGTTCTGGACGTTGAGAAGATTGAGCGGAAGCGTGACGGTCGCCGTATTCGTCTGCAGCTTATAGAAGCCGCCGAACGTCGGCCGCGGCGCGGCGAGAGTGGCGGCAGCAGCTCCGGCAGCCTTTAGCACGAGCGACATACCAAACTGTACGTTGGTGTCGGTCGTGCATGTTGCGTCCAAGTCGCCGGTCGGCGTGCCGTCGGTCAGCGCCTTCTCGCCGATCAGCGCCGCTGGTCCTGACGAGGTGGTGGCGCGGGAGGTTAGGCCAGCGGGTAGTGTAATTGCAGCGCTCGCGGTGGTGTTGCGCGAATAGAGTCCCATTAGCATAGCGTTGTTGAAATTCGGGCAGATCGACGGTGCGCGATAACGGTTCCCTGTCAGGGCGGTAGTTGGTATGTTGTAACAGAAGCTGGAAGCATCGACCGGGGTTGTCGTGTCGCAGCCGCTGTAGGTAACTGCCAGACTTTCCCAGAATGCCGCTGCCGACGACGTGGACGTGATGCCGGAGGTAGGGTCACCGGCCTGATAGACCCGATAGCAGACGATCACGCCGTTGCCGGCGCAGAGCGCGGTCCAGCCGGCCGGGACCGTCATGGTCGCGCCGGAACTCGCCTGCTGCGCCAGCAGCACCGTGACATCCCCGGTTGTGGTGCCGGCCGGCAGCGCGATCGCGGTGGTGGTCGCGTTGGAGTTGGGGCCGGTCGAGGTCGAGCGGAACGCGATCGCCATCCGCTAACTCCACGTCACGTTGAGGCTCAGCAGCGCGTCGGTCGGCGAGCCGGTGGCGGCGGTTATCACCACGCCGATCCTCTGCCCCGCCGTGAACGTATTGGCCGCCGTCGCCGTCGCTGTGGCCGGCGTGGCGCTGCTCACCGCGACCGCGCCGAGGCCCGTCACCGATGTCCCCGCAATCTGCACGTTGCAGGTGAAACTACCGGCGCCGGTGAAGTAGGTCATCGCGTTGATGGTGCCGGCGTAGGGTGCGTCCCAGCAGAAATACACCGTGTCGTTGACGACAATGGCCGGGTTGTCCCACGCGATCTGCATCCGCGCGGCGTTGCGCGGCGTGACGGGCGAACCCTGCGCCACCCACTTCGCGCCGTCCCACCTCCAGACGACGCTGCCTGGGCCGCTGAACGTGTCGCCCGTGGTGGGGGTGTTGGGGAAGTCGAGCATCAGCCGAACACCGGCGGCGTGGTGGTGTCGGCCATATGCCCGTTGCACATCGCTTTCAGCGACTCCTCGAGCCGCAGCAGCCGCTCCTCGACGGACAGGCCGCCGGAACCACCGGCGGGCTCGATCTGCGGCGTGTTGGTGTTCCACGCATCCACCGCCCCGTCCACGCCGTTGTCCAGCCGCACGTTGGGATCAGGCGGCGGCGGCCCAGGATCGGGCGGCACGGGTGCCGGGTCGGTCGTGCCGCCCTCGGCCACGTATTGCTGATAGCGTTGCCAGTCGAAATTTGCCGGCTCGGGGGGGATCGTCGCTTGATCCACATACCGCAACACGGCGTCGGAGTTGTAGATATGCTGGTATTCGCTTGGCATGGTCACAAGTCCGCCGAGAGCGAGACGGCAGCAATCGCCCACGCGGCGCCGGTTGCGGTCAGAGTGGCGATCAGTTGTATGTTATTCGCCGTCACCGAGTTCTGATTGAAGCCCGAACAGTTTGAATAGCTGACCGTGCCTCTTACCGCGAAGGTCGGTGTCGTCCGCATGACGCTCCGCAATGCCACGTTGCCGAATATTGTCAGGCCGGATGTATTATAACCATTCACGATAACCCCGTCGTAATTCTGGTAATAGCGTTCGCAGTGCCTTAGATCGTCGGCCAATTCCAGCTTTTCGAGTGGCGTCGCTTGCGTGCCGATTTCGAGTTGCACGCCCCATAGACTGACGGTGCCGGACTGCACGCCAATGTTGCCAGCAATAGCGTTGTTCGTGCTGCCCGACGAAAAGAAGAACCTGACGATTGTGTAGTCGTCGCCGTTCGTCCCAAGCGTCTTGCCTGCCGTGTTTGGCAATGCCACCGTTGTAGTAAAGTAAGTCCAGGTTGCCCCATTAAGCGTGACGCTGTTGCCTGTGGCTAGCACCACGACTGTTGCCGATGGCGAGCCGCCGGTGCCGAACACCTGATAAAAGTTTACCCCGAGCTTAGGCACCGTTCCCGCCGGGTTCTGTGCCCAGAACGACAGAGTGACGGTTTTGCCGGACAGCCGGCGCACTCGTTCGATGCGTTGATCCAGATAACTGAACGCGCCAGCCGCGCTATTGCCGGTAAAAGCGTTGGCCAGGCACTGCGTTGCCGCGTCGTCACCGATTGTTGCCCTGGCGGCGTCGCCCAGGGGTGAGATAGTATAACTGACTGTATCGGTTGCGCCGCCGTTGATCCACCGATCAGCGGTGTAGCTGCCGAGTGTCCACGGCCCCGCGCCGCGCTGCGCCACGTTGAACATCGCATTGTGCAACAGGTTGCGCCCGACGTTGTTGAGCGCCGGCGCCACGGCCGTCGTGACCTGCGCCGCCATCTGGTAGCCGCTCGGGTTGCTCGCGGCATAGCGGCTGGTGTCCGTCGGATGCACATGGTCAGCGCGCGCCCATGTCGTGCCGGTGCCGATGGCGGCCGCGCCGTCCATCACGGGTGTGGTGCTCGATGCCGGCAGCACTGCGACCACATCGGCATTCGACAACACCACCGCGCCGGTGCGGGTGTTGAACGACGCGACGCCCGACGTGCCGCCGCTGATCTGGTTGCTCGCCGGCACCCACTGCGACGAGTTGGCATCGACATACCAGAGGTAAAGCTGGCCGCCGACGCTATCCCACCAGAGCAACCCGGGCGTCGGGGAGGCAGGCGGCGTGTCGGAGATAACCAGCGAGGCGCCACCACCGCCTGCCGTGCCGTTGGCCGCGGCGGTAATGCGGCCCTTGGCGTCGACGGTGATGTTGCTGTTGGTGTAGGCGCCGGCCGTCACCCCGCTGGTGGCCAGTGTGGGGTTCGGATAGCTGCCCGTGAGGTCGCCGCCCGCAGGCCCGGACGGTGGCGCCGAGGTGGGCACATGGGCATCGACGTAGCCCTTGGTGGCGGCCTGCAGCGCCGCCGTGGGGTCGGCTGCGAGGTTCAGCGGGCCGGTGAGCGAGCCGCCACTGAGCGGCAGCCGCGACGTGTCGGACGGATGCACATGGTCGCCGCGCGACAGCGCCGTGGCGGTGCCGGCATTCGCCGTGCCGTCCATCGCCGGCAGCGCCGATGATGGCGTCGGCTGCGAGAACGTGGCGATCTCGCCGATGGTGACGCGATACGCTGAGGTGTCGGACACGCGCGCCAGCGGCAGCATGTCGGACGCAACGGGCGTGCCGATGTCAGCCGCACCACTGATCTTCATATCAGCCACGCGCGCTTATCCCCACAGCCACTGGTCGGTGGTGCCGGCTTCCAGCATCCACTGGTCGATGCCGTTCTCTTGGCCGATGGGCGTCGGCGGCTGGCCTACGACGAGGTGCCCGTCGAGCAGCCACGGCTGGCCGTGCCCTGGATCGCTGCCCGGCAGGAAGTTGAAGTTGCATTGCGCCCACATCGAGCAGAGCTGTGCGATGGGCACCAGCAGCGCGTCGGCCGCCTTGCGCGCCGCGGCCTCGGCCGCCACCGCCTGCTGGCCCAGGATGATGATCTCGTCGGCCTGCGCCGACTGGTGCAGATCCTCGGTGGCCCGCGCCCGCGCCTCATCGGCGAGGTTCTCGGCCAGCACCGCCTCGGCGTTCTGTGCGCGGGTCTGCTCGTTGGTGATCGCGGTGCCGAGTGCCGTGTCCGCGTCCTGCCGCCGCAGCGTCTCGGCAGCGAGTGCCGCCGTCAGCGCGGGGTTGGTGCTATCGACGCCCGGCCCCTGCCCGGTGCGGCGCCACAGCGCGAGCAGGAACTGGCGCCAGACCAGCGCGATATCGCCGGTGCCAGGATCGACGAACGGCGCCTGCGGCAGCGTGGCGGTGAGCGGCGAGATCGCCATCAGATGCCGTGCGACCGCCAGCTGATCGTCGCGTTGGTGACCGGCACCAACTCGCCGGACACGCTATCCACCAGCAACTGACACAGCACACCGCCGATACCGTTTACGGACGCCGGCAGCGGGTTGCCGTCGGCGGCGTTGAAGTTGAGCACATACATATTGCTGGTGTCGGTGTTCGGCCACTCGGGATAGGCGGTGCCGTATTGCCACGCCTCGAGGCCGGTCATGCGCGTCGGAAACGCCGGGTCGTTGGTGACGTTGAACCGCCCCACGCTGTCGGTCGTCGCCGTGCCGTTGCGGATGCCGGCGGTGCCGGCCGCGCCTGCCGTGGTGATCTGGCTTTGCAGCGCCGCCTCGGCCGCCTCGGCGCGGGCAATCTCGTTGTTCAGCGCCGTCTGTAGGGCCGCTTCCGCTGCCTCGGCGCGGTTGATTTCCGCCGTGAGCGCGGTCTGGTCGGCCTTGGCGTTGATCGCCGTCTGCAACGCGGCATCGGCGTTCTGCCGCGCCGTTGCCTCGGCGTCGATCAGATCCTGGATGCCGAGCAGCCGCACCGCCTCGGCGATGGTCGGTGCCATGACAACGGGCGCCATCGCCTGCGACACGATCGTGGTGCTCAGTTGATCCCACACCAGATTGCCAGCGGCATCCGACAAAATAGTGCGGTAAACCCCACTCCCCCAGACAATACAGCGCCCGGCGGCATCGAGCACGATGGGGTTGGCGTTCAGCACCGTGCCACCCTGGTCGGCCCAGGTGTTCTTTGGCGTCGTGGTGCCAGGCGTGTAGGTCGCGAGTGTGCCTCCCGCAAATGGCACCCCGTTCGCATCGCAGAACTGCAGCTCTGGACTAGGCAGCAGCGTCAGATAGGTGCCGCTCATCTCAATGGCCGAACGCGATATAGAAGAATGGCGCCGGGCCTTTCTGCCAGTTCGCCGCGCTGAACGCCGGCGAGCGCGACACGCACGCGAAGCCTGCCGCCGTGAAGGCCGTCGGCATGATCCAGCAGCCGAGCACCGAGGTCGCCACCACGCCGTCGCAGGAATTGGCGAACGGCGTCGAGAACGTGACATTCGCCACGCCGTTGGCGTCGGTCGTCGTCTGGCCGATCCGCATGTTCGGCAGCACCGCACCGAGCGCCGTTTCCGCATCCTTGGCCCGCTGCGTCTCGGCGTCGATGGCGTTCTGCAGCGCGGCCTCGGCGTTCTCGGCCCGCGTCGTCTCGGCGGCCAGTTCTGCGTCCGTCGCATAGCCGGACAGGCTCGAGATGATGCCCTGTTCGGCCGCCACCGCGCGGTCGGTCTCGGTCTGGATCGCCGCGGTGACGCCCATGGCATCGCGCGCCGCTTGCAGCGTGGGCGCCGACACCACCGGCATCATCGCCGCAGAGATCAGCGTGGTGCCGGGTTGGTCGAAAATCAGGTTCCCGTCGGCGTCCGTCAGGACACAGCGATAATCCCCATCCCCCCAGACGATGCACCGTCCCGCCGCGTCGAGCGTCAGCGGGTTTTCGTTCAGCACCGTGCCCTGGTCGTCCGACCAGCTATCCTTCGGCGTGGTCGTGCCGGGCGTGTAGAGCGCGAGGTGGCCCGACGCATACGGCACCCCGTTCGCGTCGATAAACTGCAACTCGCCGAGCAGCAGAGGCACTGGCTGGCTTCCGCTCACGCGGCGACACCTATGAACTGGCGCACGGGGATCTGCAGCGGCGCGAGCTTCGGTGGCACATAGGCCACGGGATAAACGCAGAAGCCTGGAGGCTCGAATGCCAGCGGGCGGGTGCCTGTCGGAAACGGCCCGCCGCTGCCGTTGTTGGTGGCGAAGTCGTTGGCCACGCCGCCCGGCCGCACTGTCAGGTAGGTGTAGGGCACGGTGCCGGTGACGGACGAGGCATTGGCGCCGAGATCGACCGGCGTGCCATCGGCGGCGATGAACTTGCGGCGGTTGGCGGTGACGCTCAGATCATAGAAAGCTGCGGGCGCGGTCGAATAGAAGTCGCCGACCGGCGTGCCAGGCGCCGCCGACCCGGCCGCGCCGAGGTTCCACTGTATCGACGGCCCCCCGAGATGGAAGTTGCTTGGAGCGCCGATCCAACTGGCGCCGCTCGATGGCTCCAGCGAAATGTCGTTGGCATAGACCTGTATGCGCTGGCCGAAGCTGTCCACCGAGACGATGATATTCGTGACGTTGACGCCGACGGTGATGGCATAATAGGCATCCAGCATCGCCGACTGCGATACCGCCGGCAGGAACCGCGTCCGTAGCGTGCTGTTATTCAGAGAGACTTCGCCCCAGGTGACGTTGTTCGCAAACACGAACGCGCGCTGGCCGCCGTTGCCAAGGCACACCCAATAGCTGACGAGATGATAGCGATAGTTCGCTGGGAACCCGCCCAGACCGGCCTGCACCACCCCAGTGCCGGTGCCCGGCATGACGACCTGCTGTAGCTGATACGCCATCAGCTTTGCGCCGGGGTTGTTATCAGCCACGCGCCTTGAATGCTCGGTGCAATAGCGGTATAACCACGGCCTGACGCAGTGCTTGGAACACCGCGCCAGACCTGACCACAACGACTGAGGAAGCAGTGCATCGTGGCTTTCAGAAAGGTATCAGGCATCTACGCCATCCGCCATGTCGCGAGTGGTCGCGTCTATGTCGGGTCTGCGATTAGCGTCGCACAGAGAATGGCCAGTCATCGCCATTTTCTCAATCGCGGCACTCACCCCAGCAAGCACTTGCAGAATGCATGGGCAAAATATGGTCCGGCGGCATTCGTATTTGAGCTTCTTGAGGTGGTTCCAGACAAGATGGATCTCACTACTAGAGAACAGCATTGGATTGATGGATTGGGGGCGCATACCAAAAAGGGCGGCTTCAATATGCGCCCGCAGGCTAAAAGCAACTTGGGCCTCGCGCGGTCGGCGGAGTCCCGAGAGAAGGGCCGCCTGAAAATGATCGAATATTGGAACGTTCCTGGGCGGCGAGAAGCCGAACGGCTGCGCGTGCTCGGGCGCAAGATGTCCCCCGAGGCAATCGCCAAGTCTGCCAATTCGCGTCGAGGAAAGAAGCTGTCTACCAAGCACCGCGCATCCCTTTCTGCCGCCCATACTGGCAAGCCTCTCGGCGCTCAGCACCGACAAGCGATCGGCGCGGGCTCTAAAGGCAAGAAACGCTCCCCTGAGTTTGCGGCCAAGGTTTCCGCCGGCATAAAGAAACACTGGGAACTCCGAAAGGCGGGGCGACCAGCCGACTGGACGCGCAAGGTGTATGTTCATGTGACCGCCCGGCGCTTCACCGCAGAACACAGAGCAAAGATCGCTGCTGGCACGAGGAAATGGCGCAGTGAGCGGAAGGCTCAGCTAGCAGCCGGAGTCACCTCCAGGTAGCAGCCCTGAAGGCACGTGAGGTAAGGCGTAGACCAGAAAACGCGAAAAATTCTATCACGGCCGAGCCCGAGGCGTTGATAGTTGACAGATGAAACATAGTCGCCGGTCTCCCCTAGGTCTTGCCCTACAGGATTCGAAAAACTGTGCCCCCGATCATCACTCCACGATAAAAATACCTGCGGCGGTTCAGGGAATGTCAGATGCCCACCAGCACCACCCTCAATGTCCAATATCAGCGAGCGGAAGAACTGCCGCTTCATGTCGCTAATCATGTGAGGAAAGTTTCTCAAACGTAGCACCGGCGCACCGTCGTCGGTGAACACCCGCAGGTCGTAGGCGTATAAATTCCCGTTTTCCCAATCGCCGCACACCACCTCGTTGTAAGCGGTGAAGGCGCAGTTTGCGCGATGCCGGTGCTCGGTGCCGTTGGTGTCGAGCCACACCAGTTCGGACCACGACTGCGTGGTGATGTCGTAGCACCACGTCTTGTCGGCACTCGGGAACGTCAGCACGTAGTAGCGGTGCCCGCCGATCTGGTAGCACATGCCGATCGCGTCATCGAGGCGCGGATACTTGGCGAACTCGTTGGTGATCGCGAAGGTGCTGACGGGCTTCGCGGTGTAGTTCGAGGTCTCGAGCACCGAGCCGGTGCCGCCGCGGTCCTGCGTCAGCCAGTAAATCGCGCCGTCGGTCTCGGCCACGCTGTATTTCGCGATGGTGCCGCGATCGACGAACGTGCCGGGGATGATCTGGAACGTGAAGCCGGTGATGTCGGGCTGCGTGACGGACCCTTGCGCGCCGACGTTGGTCCAGATTTCCGTCGTCTCGTTGCCGATCAGCCAAAGCTGCCGCTGCGACACGATCGCCGCCATGAGCAGGTCGGAGAAACTTTCCTTGTTGGCGAAGTCGAGGGGATCGAATGCGGTGTCGAGGCTCAGCGAGATGTAGAACTGCGGCGTACCCGGCTTGTTGAAGATGAAATACGTGTCGAGGTAATCCACGCGATCGGCGCCGACGAACGGCGAGTCAATCGTGAGATCCTTATACAGCAGATGCACCGTCAGGCCGCTGCCGGCGCCGTCGTAACTGAACGGCGTCGGGTCGTTTGGCTTCACCGAATAGGTGCATGTCGCCGAGTTCGTAAGGCCGGTCACGGCGCCATTGGCGTCAATGGTGGTCACGGTGAACTCGGCGGCCGACTGCCCGGTGATCGGCGTGCCGGTGAGCGCAAGCAACTTGTCGCCGACGCTGTAGGCTATGCCGGGGGTGACGATGGTCGCGTCGTAAGCCTGGAACTGCGGATAGGTCTTCGGCAGCGGCGCAAAGGCGTCGGATGTGAGGTCGATGGTCCAGCCGTTGGGCGTGCCGTCCACAATCACCGCCGTGATGCCGTTGTCGGCGATGCTGACGGGCGTGCGGCGCCCGGCGGTGATGTCGCCCAGGTGCGTGAAGGTCCAGTCGCTGGCGACGCTGTAGACGCCCGCGCCAGCCACGACGTAGAGCTTCCCGTTCGTCGTCCGCTTGGCGCCGCGGATCGGGCCTTGCGGCAGAGAGCAGAGGCGACGCAGGCCTGGACTTGGGTAATGGGCCACTGCCGCAGGCTCGCCGGATGCGGTGACGGTGCTGCCGGTGCTCGTGGCCTTGGTGGCGAGCGGCTCCATGACCAAGTTGACCGAACGTTGCGCCGACGCGATTAGACTGCGTGCGACATAAGCGCCCGTATTTAACGCGACCCTCGCCATCTTATGATCCCGGAACCACCACGCTCTGGTGCGGCCCGACGACGCCGCTGATCCCGCCCTGGCCCGGCATCTGCGGCACCAGCGCGCCCGGCACATGCAGTTGCGCAACATGCGCGTTCGCCGCGCGGATCGTCGCCTTGACCCCCGTCATCGCCGCGACGTGGCCCGCGTTCGCCGGCAGGCCGTAGTCCAACTGAACCATCACCGCCAGCTCATAGCGCGCCGCGCGGATATACTCGGGCGGCAGGTTCAGCGGATCGGTCAGCGCGGTGTAGGTCGGCAGTCCGGCGCGGTAGAAAACATGCAGGTCGAACTGACCGGACGGTGGCACCGGCCAGAAGTAGGCGCTCGAGGTCGGGAAGTCGGGCGACAGCCACACCGCGGCCGGAAACGTGGTGAGTTGCTTCACGCCGATCTCGTTGTATTCGTCGGCGCTGTCGATCAGGTAGAGCGGGAAATCCACCGGCCCGGCGTTGTTGATCCCCGCGATCTGCTGGCCGGTGAGCAGCCGCGCGTAGGCACTATCGAGCCGCGGCGGGCGGTCCTTCAGCGGGTAGAACTGCGCCCCCGTGCTCGGGAATATCTCCTCCACCAGCCGCCATGCCAGGAACCGCTCGCGCTGCCAGTTGCCGATCATCTCGACGAGTAGCTGGAAGCCAGTCGTGGCATCTTCCGCTTGGGCGGTCTGTCCTATCCCGAGCACGGATGACGTGCGTAAAACCGCAGTAATAAGGTCCTGACACGTCCGAATTACCGGCATTATACATGTCTCCAGATACGGCCTTTACGCACATAGCTGATTGTCGTCTGCGAGACATTTAGCAGTTTCGCGAGAGCGGCGCCCGTAGCTTTGCTGCGACGGATCATCCTGACATTCGCCTCGGTCAGCTTAGCCAGTCCGTTCTGCTCGCCTCTAGCCTGTGCGTTAACGCGGCGGCCCTTAGCATCCATATCGGCGTTGTTCTCTGCCTTAGTGCCAAGCCACAGATGATCTGGATTGACGCACGCCGGATTGTCGCAGCGGTGGAGCACGAACAACCCATCCGGGATCTCGCCGTGCGCCAATGTCCATGCTGTGCGATGGGCCATCGTGCTGGTGCCAGGCTTTTGAAATATGCCGTAGCCCTTCAGGTTCCTGCCGCCAGTCCACTCCCAGCACCCCGGCCCGCGCGTCACAAAGATATTGAACCGCTCCTCTGTGGTCAGACCGTGATGCTGCGTCTGCACGACGATTGTCGGGTCACCGTGGCGCACCCACGCCTGATAGTGTCGATCGCACAGGCCGCGCGCGTCATGCACCCGGCCGCATCCCTTGACCGTGCATAGCTTGGTGCCGCGCTTGCCATGACCGGCCTCGCGAAGCGCCCGGTTCGCGGCAATCTGCTCGCGATGGGCGATCTGATACGCCTTGTTGTAGGCGCGCTTTTCCTGCTTGTTCATAGCCGCAACGATAGCAGATAAGCGGCATCGGCCAAACAGGAAAAGCGGTCGCCGACATCTTACAGCGGCTCGATCTGCGCGCGGCGGATGGCTTCGTCGGACTGCACCGAGTTGCGCACCACCGGCAGGCCCTTCTCCTCGAGTTCCTTCAGCTTGGCGATCTGGTTGTGCGTGCGCACCGCCTCGGCCTCGGTGTGGGTGCGTGCGAGGTCGGCGAGTTCCGCGCTGTCGAACCAGTCGCTCACCGGATAGAGCGCCGCCTCCTCGCCTTGGTCCTTCACCGTGATGCCGCCATGCACCGGGTGGTATTTGAGCTTGGGATAGCCCTGCGGGTGCGTCGTGTCGGCGCCAGCGCGCAGGAACGCCGAGGCGTCGCGGCGCTCGGGCACCACCGTGTCGGCATAGGGCTGTGCCGGGTTGGCGACGCGGGTGCCGGGCGGTGCCGCGTCGGGCTGCGGCGCGTGCTCCTGCGCCTGGTGCTCGCCCTCGTGTGCCTGGTGCTGCTGCTGCGCCTCGCGCTGGTGCCGGTTGCTGTCGTTGCCGTGGTTGCGGGGTTCCTGGCTCATCGATCGGTCCTTTCCTGCCGGGTGCGCGTTATCGGCTCGATCACCTCGGCGATGCAGCCGGTGGCCTTGCGAATGGCCATCAGCGCGTTGTCGTTCATCTGGTCGGACCAACCCGCGCCGCCGGCCTTTTCATCCTCGGCGCTGCGCACGGTGCGCGAGCGGCCATCCTCGTGGTACTGCATGCGTGGATATTTCTCGTCGGCCATGCCGGATACTCCCTGGATATTAAGCGCCATCTCAGTCACTCGCCTGTGTAGTAGTAGTATTGTTCCTCAGAGAGCGTCTGGTATTCTTACCGCCCACTCGGGCCGGACCCATTTGTAGCCGTAGAGCACATCGAGCCGGGTGATCTGCTGGTCGTTGATGCCGTCGTAGAAAGTAATCAGCCGGATGCTCACCCCGTCGTAGCTTTCGCGATAGCTCTCGACGACGCCGCGCGTCGGCATTTCCATGGGCACGATCGCCAGCGTCACCGCCAGCGGGTCAAAGATGAAGTTGTTGCGGTAGGTCTCGGAGGGGTTGGTGAGGCAGACGATCGCCGCACCGGACGCCGGTGACACGGTGACGGTCTGATAGGGCGCCTGCGCCGGGCCGGCTGCTGCGGGGATCAATGCCGGATAGATCTGCACCGCGGTGGCACCCGGCGCCGCGGCCGCCGTCACCACGAACTGCGCAAGCTGCCCGGTGCTGATCTTCGTCACGCGGTTGACGGCGAACACGCCGGCGAAGGTGATGATGTCGCCCTTGGCCAGACCGGCGCCGGCAAATGCTGTCGTGGTGATCGTCGAGCCGGTCTGATTGGCACCCGCAACGGTCGGCAGCGCGCCGTAGGCGGGCGTCGCGTGGCTGAGCACGGTCGCGTCCTGTGCCCAATCCATACCCAGCACGTCCGTCTTAATCATCGCCGTTGAGTATTGCTCGCCGATCTTGCTCTGCTGGTTGAACAGGCCGGAGAACGACCCGACGGTGCGCGCCATGGTGATGGGATCGAGGATGGCGCGGCGCTGATTGCGTGGGGTGGACAGCTTGTCGAGCAGCGCGCCGGCCTGCGCCCAGGTGTTCAGCGTCGGCGACAGCGTGTTGTTGCTGCCATCGACGTTGTGCACCAGGTTCGGGATCGCCTCGGCGCCCTGCATGATGGCCGCGGCAATGCCGCCGACGATGACGTTGACCGCCGGCGCGATGACGCGCGTCGAGTAGTCCTGCATCGACAGCGTGCGTTCCGCCATCGAGAACGCGATGTCCACGCCCATCTGGCTGGCGACAACCAGCGCGGTGGTCTGTTCGTTGGTGCTCTGCGCAACGGCCGTCGGGCCGCTTCTCAGAACGTAGTCGTTGGGCAGCCTGATCTGGATGGTGCTGCCGGGCTTCTGGCCGGCGACGGAGGGATTACCGAAGTCGTCCTGGTAGTCCCGGTCCACCATGCGGAGGAAGGCGTTTGAGTTGCGGAATAGCTCGATCGCGCGCCGCACGACGAGCGTGGGCGTGATGATAGAATTGGCCATGCGGGTGGCTCATTTCCTGTCCTTTCGTGGAGGGGATGACCGTCACCCGTGCGGGATCTTCGGCGCAGGAAGTGAGCCGCTTCCAGTCGGTGCCTGGGTTGAGCCACCCAGAGCCGGTGCGCTGTGACACGCACCGGCCGCAGAGGGATCTACGCCCTCAGTCGGTTGGACCCGCCTCGAGGCGGGCGCATGGCGTTAGCCGCGCCAAGTCGGCAGGCACGTCACGTCAATAGCGGTTCCACTGCTGCTTTTCGCTCCATCGCTTGTAGTCATCCATGGAGCCGTTGGGATCAGGTTCACCGCGTGCCCGGCCAGCCGCCGGCGGCCGGATGGGCGGGGGCAGTCTCGACTGCTGCCGCGCTGGCGCCGCGGCCGGCTGTGCCAGCTTGGCGAGTGCCAGCGCCATGCGGTGCGGCGGCAGGGCAAGGATGCGCTCGGCCTCGTCGGGATCGTCGGCGAGTTCCATCAGCGCGCGCTGCCCGCCATCGAGGTCCATTGCCACCGTCTTGAGCGTGGTGCGCTGCTCGTCGGACGCCATCTCGGCCACGACCTTGCAGGCGTCGCGGAACTTGTCGCGACCGTATTCCTTGATCCCGTCCTCGTCCCAGGCTTTGAAGCGTTCGTCGTCGGCCTGCTTCGCCGCGAGCTGCGCCGCTTCCTGCCGCACCGCGTGGTTGAACTGCTCCTGGGTGATCGGCGCATCGGCCTGTTGCGGCTGTATCTGCTGGCGCAACGCGCGCAACTCGGCAGCCAGCGCGTCGGCGCGTGCGCGCTCCTCGTATTTCTGCCGCGTCAGTTGGCCGATGCGGGCGCTCTCGCGGCGCCTCTCGGCCCTGCGCGCCTCCTCGGCGGTGTCAGCCTCGGGCTTTTCCTCCGCGCCGTCCTGCGGCTCCTGACGGGCTTCCTCGGGCGCCTGTAGCGGCGGCTCCTCAGAGGCCAGGACGTTCTGCGGGACGTATTCCGGCTCAGCGGGTTGGGTGGTTTGTGCGTCACTCATTGCTTGCGATGTCTCTTATGGCGACCGCGAACAGGCGGTCCTCCGGTTGCGGGACCGGGCGGTCTGATGTGCCGGAGCGGAGCTTGAGCCAGCCGACGGCGCGCCCGACATCGGACGGGACGACCACGGCGCTTCCGGGCACGACGTTCGGAACCACGACCTCGAAGCCGTCGAGGCCGCAGAGATCGTTGTAGAACACACCGTCAGAGCTGATCTGGAACGTGAGTTCGGCACGGCTCCAGGCTGCCGGCATTGTTATCCGCACGAGCATCCCGCCGGAGCAATCGATCTCGTTGGACAAAGCTTCGCCCGCGGCAATCACCGGGCCGTCTAAGACTTGCAGCGGCATATTGGGTTCTCGCTTACGGGGGTTGGGTTTCGGTGTCGCTCATGGGTCAGTCTCTCGGGTGTTGCGGCCCGCCGCGGCGATGGCCGCGTATTTCAGCACCAGCACGCGCAGCCGGATGATCTCGGCGCGGCGCTCGGCCTCGGTCAGCGGGCTTGGATCGCGTCGCGGCATCGCTTGCTGCCGTAGTCGGTTTGGTTGCTACCTAATCCAGACATAGAGAGTGAAACCCCATGGCAGCCAAGGTCGTGCCCATTCGCGAGGACAGCATCGGCCCGGTTGAGTCGGGTGTTCCCATCCCTGCCAAGAGCATCAAATACCCGTTCGCCAAGATGAAGCCGGGCGACAGCTTCACTGCGCCCATGTCATTGGATGCTTCGCTCAGAAGTGCGGCGTCCGGGTATGGCAAGCGACACGGTATGACCTTCGTCACGCGCATTGTAGGCGGCCGCGTCCGCGTCTGGCGAACCAAGTAGCTACGCGCCAATCGCATCGCGGCACTGGACGCCGCCGTGCTCGGTGAGCGTCGAGCCGTCGAGGTTTGGCAATTTCAGCAGGTGCCCGATACCGTTATTGGCCGAGGTCTCGGGCGTGTTCCACATCCACTGCATCCAGCCGCCGAGGTTGCGGTTGCGATACACCGCGTCGATGACGAGCATCCCGTTCGGGTCGCACCAGAACTGATCCTCCACGAAGATCGCGTTGCTGCCCTGGAAACCGCACGGCGAGAACTCGCCGCATACGCTCGGGATCGGCCCGTCCAGGCTGTGATACGACATGCCCTGGTCGATCATCGACTGCAGCTTCCAGTCCACGTCTTGCTGGCTCATCGAGTAATTCGGCAGCCAGCCGTAATAGTGGATATCCCATGCCACGCCGTAGAGATCGGTATAGGACGCCGGGTTCATGTCCTGGAACGTCCAGCCGCCGTTGATGCACATGAGGATGAGGTTCTCGTTCCCCGCGCCTCTGATCGCCTGGTAGATGCGCCGGATTTCGTTGTCTGGCGGGCCGCCCGGCTCGTTCTGCGTGCCCCAGATCACCAGCGGCGTGTCCTTGTAGCGATCGGCGAGCGTCCCATACCAGCCGCATACGGCATCGAGGTCATTGCCCGCCAGCACGGTCGGGAACACGTGGCACTCGATCTCCACCGTGATGTTCTGCGCCACCATGCTGTCGATCAGCGGGCAGATGGCATCCGGCTGCGCGTGCGGGAACTGCGGCATGCTCTCGAAGGCATCGAAGCGCACGGTATCAATACCGGGGAATGTGTTGATGAGCGGCGTGCATTGGTCGGTGTCGCTGATACAATGATGGCCGACCGAGTTGGTGTTGTCCGGCCAATTCATCCAGCGCAGGTTGATGCCCCTGCCGTGCCAGCGGGCGCCCTCGGGCGTCCAGATGGCGCCATCGCGCACGGTGTAGATGCCGGTCGTGATCGGCGGCTTCGGCGGGTCCGGCGGCGACGGCCTGGCAAGCGGGCCTTCCCAAGCGCCAGGCTGGCCGTTGTAGCCGTACCAGTCGCCGGCGGCGTTCCACTGGTAGCAACGCCCGCCATCCATGAGCAGCAGCCGCACATTGGCCGTGATGGCATCGACAAAGGCGTTGATGCGGATTTGCAGGCCCTTGTCGGCGCTGCGCACGAGGCTGAACCGATTGCCCTGCGCGTCGATCAGCCAGCCGGTCGGCGTGGTGATGATGGCGCCGTCGGGCGAGGTCTCGGGGTCGAGGTGTGCGGGGTCGATCTGCGGCGGCATGTCAAATTCTCCCGAACAGGAACAGCAGCAGCAGGATCAGCACCACGAGGCCGAGGCCGCCGATGCCGTAGCTGTAGGCCGGATAGGCACCGTAATAGCCGCCGCGGTAGCCCCAGCCGCCACCCACGAGCAGCAACACCACCAGCACGACGACGATGAGTGCGACGGGACTCATTGCTGCGGCCCTCCTGCCGGTTGTTCGGCATCCGCCGGTTCTGGCTCGGGCGGCTGCGCGGCCTGCACGTTGCCCTGCAACGCCATCTCCATGCCGCCGTGGTGCGCGATCAGGCCCGGCAGCTCGGTCTGCAGCATGTCGCGCAGCAACTGCCGCACCACGACCTGCATCGCCACCGGGTCGATCTGGCCCGCAGCCTTGAACCTGTCGGTTTCCGCGTCGTAGTCCTTGATGCGGATTTCGTCGCTCTTGTCCTTCAACTTCTCCGTCAGATGCACGACCTCGGCTTGCAATGACGCCACATGCGCGTCGGCCTTTTGCAGCGTCTGCTGCGCGAGTTGCGTCGTCTGCTGTAGCTGCTGCTGAAGCTGCGCCACCTGCGGATCGGGCGCGCTGTCCTTGTATTGCGGCGGCAGTCCTTGCTTCAGCCGTGCCGCCAACTCGTCGGAGCCAGGGAAGTCGGCATTGCGCGCCCAGAAGTCGCCGACCACCTGAAACGCCGCCTGGTTCTGCGCGAGGATCTGCGAGAAGGCGTTGAATGCCTCCTGCCGCTTCGTCGCATACGCCGGCCCGACATCGGCGACCACCGAATACTGGCCGATCTTCGGATTGAAGATCGTGCGCAGGGCCGCGGCGCGCTGCGCGTCCGGGTCGGTCTGCCCGTTCATGCTCGGCTGCGGCGGCGGCGCGTTGGGATCGAGCGTCGTCTGGTGCGCCAGCGGTGCGTCGGGATCGAGATGCACCTGCGTCTGCGTCCCGTCCTCGCCCATGATGAGCAGGATGCGCTTGTTGTCGTAAACCTTGGGGATCAGATCGACGATAATCCGCCCGGTGAAGCGGATCGCCGAGGCCAGCCGGTCGATGACGTGATAGGTGGCATTGTCGCCCTGCCGCTGGCGCGCGTTGATCGCCTTGCCGCTGGTTTCGTTGGATGGCTCGCCCATCACGGCCTGATACTGTCCGGTGGACATCATCATCTCGGCCTGGCTGATCTTCAGCCCTTCCATGTAGGCTTGCGCCATCTGCGGCACCTGGGCGCGCTCGGGCTTGGGGTTCTCCTTACCGTCCTCTCGTATCGCTTGGTAAAGAATGACCGCTTTATTATCCGTGTTGGCGTTCTCCCAATCGCGCAGATACGGCCCCAACGCCTCGGCGGTGCCGATGAACGGCGTCTTGGTCTGCAACGCGACGAACTCGGCAGCCTGCGACGTGTACCAGTTGTAGAGCCGCTGCGGATCGCGCAGATGCCGGACGTGCGACACCCAATCCAGCTTGCCCTCGATGATGACTTCCTCGCACGGCACGCGCACCAGCGGCACATACCGCCCTAGCCAGTCCTTGCGCTCGATGATGCGGCTGTCGGCGATCAGGAACCACTCGACCTTCGGCTCGGCGATGTCGCGCGTCTGAAGCGGTGTGATCCCGAGTTTCTTCTGCTGGTCCAGCCAGCCATCGGGAAGATCACTTTCGCGCACCACGCTGCGGTCGTGCAGCTCGTGCAGCTTCGTGGTTTTCTGCCCGACGCGGAAATACTCGACCATCTGCACATGCTTGTCGTCGCCGCGCGGCCGCTCGTTGCTCATGCTCAGCGCCGCGTTGCTGGTGGCGGTGTCGTCCTCCTCGTCGGGATATTCGGCCTCGAAATCCTCCTTCGTCATCTCGTAGAACAGAAAGCCCCACTTCGCATCGGAGCCGTCGGCCTGCTGCACGTCGGGGTCCATATAGACCGAGGTCGGATCGGCGATGCGTTTGATGTATATTTCCTGGTCGAAACTGTCGTCGTGAGCATAGTCCAAGAGCACGCGCCAGTAGCCGACGCCGCCCATGACCTGGCAGTAGGTCGCGTTCGCATACGCCTGCTGGGCGTTCGAGATGTATTCGATGTGGCGAATGATGCCTTCGTAGATCTGCGCCGCTTCCTGCGTCGCATCGCCGCCGGTCGGGTTAACGCGCACCTGCACGGGGTTCTGGCGTGCATCGTTTATTATTTGGAGCGCGTGTACACGAGTTTTATTGACCGTCAGTGCTGGCCTCCCAGCTTGGGCTCGGCCAGCCGATACGTTGTCGGACCATTGCGCTTTGTTATCGTCATCACCATTAGCAAATTGCATGTCGGAAATATAATGCCGATGTGCATTCGCCTGATATTCATGTGCTCGCTCAAAGCGTTCTTGCGCTTCTTTGACGATGTCCGCGTTTGTCTCCGAAGTGCCCCGCCTAGCCATAGCTCACCCCTGCTACAGCAAACGCCCATTCTTCTGCGCCCACGCGACGGGATCGCTGTGCCCCTTGCTGAGATTGCAGGAGACGCACAACAACTGAATGTTGCCGATATCGTTGGTGCCGCCACGTGCCAGAGGCACGATGTGGTCGGCGTGATATCCGGTTTTCAGGCTCGTGCGACACGACGCACACTTGTTCCTCTGTTTCTGCAGAAGCTCATGGATCTGGTCTGTGGTGTGCTTGCCGTCAGCATTACGGACGCGGGCGCGACGGTTTCTCCACATGCACCGCACAGCGGTCCGATTAGCTTCGCGCCACTCGTTAGCGACCTGATCGAACCGCTCGCGATTAGCAAGACGCCAAGCCTTGGTCGTGGCGCGCTGCTTTTCCTTGTTCGCGACGCGCCAGGATTTTTGATACGCCTTAACGCGCTCGGGGTTAGCGTCGGTCCACCGCTTGGCGTAGCCGTGGTATTTTTCCTTGTTGGCTTTCTGCCACGCTTTGGTCTGCGCTGTGCGCCTATCGCGGTGGCCGTGAGTGTTCTCGGCCCAGCGCCGAGCGGCATCCACCCTCTGGCAGCCGTCACATCGCCCACTCGCTGTCCACCGCTCGGTGACGTGGCCATGCGGGCACGGCTTGCCTGTGAAATAGCGTGTCGCGCCTGCGGCCTTCGCGGCGGCACGAGTGACAATCGGCCCATCATGGGGCACACACGCGGAAGCCATATCGGGTAGCGCCTCTACTCGGTTGGTCAGAGGCTCGCGGGTGTTTCAGCACCCTCGGGCCTCGCTCATTATAGCACCGCTCCTGCGCCTCGCGCACGATCTCGCTGTCGGTCTCGGATTGTTTGGGGCGACGTGCCATCAGTGTGTCAGCCAAAGAACCCTGGTGGTCCTGTCAGCCAGTCGTTCCAACGCTCTGCCGCCTCTGCAGGCGTCCATCCCTTGCGGGCAACGAGCGCATTCCAGCGATCCATCAATGTAGTGGCCTGCCTCTCCTGCTGGGCCAGGAGATAATCGCGCGCTGCCTTCGCGGCAGCCGCAGCGGCTGATGCGGCGCGCGACAGGCGCTGCTCTTCGGCGGCCCACAGTGCGTCAGCCTCGGCCTGCCGTGCTTGTCGGCGGGCGAGTTGCTCGGCCTCCCATCGCTCCTGCTCGCGCTGCGCCCGCATCGACACCGGCCGCGGCGGGACGAAGTTGCTGCGCTGATATTCGGGCTGCCACTCGGTGAAGAACTCATACGTGCCGTGGAAGCTGCAGAAGCCGTTCCAGCTATCGCCAGAGTTCGGCAGCACGAGTTCACCGGCCACGACCGTCCCGCAGCGGCGCACGCGCTCGATGATCGCGTCCACCTCGTCGGGATCGTCGAACTCCTGCTCAAGCGGCGACCCCAGCGGGCGGAAGCCCAGCCACGCGCCACGCGGATACTGCCGCAACTCGCGCTGCGGGGGTGGAAGCTGATACCTCACATCCGCATCCAGCCGGCGCCGGCCTCGCCGGGCTGCGCGTATTCCCACGGCTCGCGCGGCGTGCGGTCGATGACGGGGGGCGGGGCCGGCATTAGTGCGAGGCACAGATAGCGAAACGCATCGGCGTCGTGGGACGAAAAGTCGTGCAATGGCACCCGCTTCAGCGTGCCGGTCTTGTCGTCCATCTCATACCGATAATGCCGCAGCGACTGCAGCCCGTCGGCGCATTTCTCGGCATCGAACCAGCAGTTGGCGAACACCGTGCGGGCCGCGTTGATGCCGTCCTCGACGCTGAGCTTCGGCACGATGCGGACGCGACGACCTGCGGCGCGCATCAGTTCCTCGACCGAGCGGCCGGTGCCGAGTTGCCTGGCCTGCGCGTCGTGCGGCAGCCAGTCGGTGCCGTAGACGTAGCCGCGGGCCTGCAACTCACCGAGATAGGCGTTGAGCGGCTTCTGCGAGCCAGAGAGATGGTCGATGACGCGATACTCGAAGCCGACGACCTGGGCGAACCAGATCGAGGTGTTGTCGGCCCAGCCGAGATCCCAGAAGGTATGCACCGGCTTGGTGGCGTCGTATGGCACCTTGCATATACGCCCGGCGTCGGTGGCGGCGCGCAGTTCCTTGGCATAGATCGCACCGTCGAGGTTCTGCCGCGGGTGGCCTTCCCAGACGTTGAGCCACGCATCCTCGTCGCGCGACCGCAGCAGTTCCATCTCGTCACGCAGCACGTCGGGGAACCACGGGTTATCGGACCAGTTGAGCTTCTCGACGACGGCGTTGGGCGGTGGGCGTGCGACGAAGCGTTGGTATGTCTCGTCGGTCTCAAGCTGCGCGTTGAAGGTGACCCAGATTTCCGAGCCGGCGAGGCGGATGGTGGGGATCAGCGTTTCCCACGACCGCTTGCGGATGTTCTCGGCTTCCTCGCACCAGCAATGGGTGATGCCTTCGTAGGACTTGATGGCCTGCACGTTGTTGGAGATGCCGGCGAAGCGGAACTCGGTGCCGTTCTGGCCGTAGATGGTGGCTTTCTCGATGGTGTAGAAATCGACGAGGCCGAGGTTGTCGATCTGGTCGGTGAGCAGGCGATGCACGCTGTCGGAGATGCTGGCCTGGAACTCGCGGGCGCAGAGCACGCGGATGGGCGATTGCGTGCCGAGGGTGAGCAGCGCGCGAGCGACGCTCCACGATTTGCCGCCGCCTCTGCCGCCGTGGATGATCTTGTATCTACACGGCTTGAACAGGAACTTTAGTTTCGGCGGAAACCTGACTTTAACAGTCGGTGATGGCATCGATGGTTTTGTCATCGTCGAATGTGACGCCGAGCGGCACGTCGCCGTCCTTGCCGAACATCACGACGAGCTGCGGGAACAGTGCCTTGCCGTCGGCGCCGGTGACGGCCTGGGTGGGTTTGCCCCAGCCGCGATCGAGCAGTGCGACGGCGGCGGGAACGGCGTGTGCGGGGCGCTTGAGGGCGCGGACGAGTGCGGCGATGGCTTCTGGGGTGTGCTCACGGGCAAGCGCCTCGATGCCGCGAGGCCGGCCTCCGGGGTTGCCGGACACGCCTTTCGGCCAAGTGCCTGGCTTCCTGTTGGTTTCCTGCCGTGAGGTGTCGTCACTCATGCGGGGGCGGGCGTCTGCAACTGAATGAGGCGCCCGCCCCTGCCCGGCCTCAAACTCTCACATAAAAGGCCAGGCGCGTTGACGTTAGGCTGGGGCGCGGGCGTTGTCACGTTTCATCCCGCGAGGCGAGGCAGTGGGTGGGGACGAGCACGTCGCGGAGGGCGCCGAAAATGAGGAAGCTGACCCGCGCCTCTGAGCCGTCCACGCTGACGACCACGCCGGGCATGCCGCACAATGCCCCGTAACGGGCCACACAGGCGGCTCCAGGCGCCCATAGGGCTTCCTGGGTGGTTGGCATGCGGCGAGAGGCTTCACTGGCCTGCAGCACGCTCACAGCGGCTTCTGGGCACATGGTGGGTCCAGCCTGGGTTCCGACGAGGGTTCGGACGCCCTGGGTGTAGCGAATGGGCGTCCAGGGAGCGCCGATGGCGAGCTGCACGAACAGGTAGCCGGGAAAGAGGGGCGCCTCGACGAGGTGGACCATGCTGCGGGTGGCGCGGTCACGGCGGCGGACGAGGCAGAGCGGCAGGTATGTCGGGTATCCGGCGCGGGCGAGGTTGGCTTCGGCCCAGCGTTCGGCCTGGGGGTGGGACTGGACGACGAACCAGGCGTCGCGCATGCGTCCGCACCCGGCTTGCGGCTCGTTAGCGCGGGCTGTTGGTGAGGCTAATGCCACGGAAGCGTGAGCGTCAAGCGGCATGGTGTGGGGCGCTCCGGTCATCGGTGGCCTCGAGGAACTCGGGCGGCAACAGGCCGAGGTGCTGGGGCGCGTGGCGACGCACGGCGGCGGCGAGCATGCGCCCGAGGATCGGCCGCATCGGGTGGTCGCGCAGGGCGCGGACCTTGGCGTAGACGGCGATCTCGCTGAGGTTGCCCCACGACGCCTCGGCCGTCGCATGCTCGGCGGCGAGCTTGCGGCGCAGTGCGTCGTTGGGTGCCTCCTCGGTCACGCCGCGGCCCGCCTGGCGAGGTTCGCCCGCGCCTGCTCACGGACAACCCTGAGTTGCTCGTCGTTGAGTGACACCGGCTGCCACTTCGGCACCGCCGCGAGGGCTTTCTCGAGCGCCTGCTGGTGGGTCTGGTTTGGCTTCCGGCCTGGCGGTCCCTCGAAGTTTCGGAGCCTGCCGCCGAGGTGCAAAGCGACGCCGCCAGGCCTGCCTGCCGACCGCAGCTCAGCCGCCGCCTCGGCTCGTGCGGCGGCAATTTCGGCCTCGGACGGCGCAATCTCGGGCACGCGCGCGGGTTCAGACTCATTAAGTAAGTTCTTATTAAGACTTACTTTCTTAGACTCTGCTTCTGATTCTGAGTCTGCTTCTAGAGTAATAGGCCCCCCACTAGGTTGCCTAATGGGGGGTATCGTAGGGTGGCTTGTGGGTGACCTATTAGGGGGGGTATTAGGGTCGGCGTGCCCATTCCAGCGTTTGGCGACGTGCTCCCTGCCCTCCTCCGACCGGGTGGCATCGCGCACCATCCTGCGGCTGTAGATAACACCCTCGGTTGTGCGGCTGAACACGCCAGCCGCCTCCAGCTCGGCGGTCAGCTTGGCCGCTTCCTTCTCGCCGCACCCCGCGACCGAGGCGATCTGCTTCATCGTCGCCGCTCGCCCGTTGACCGTGACGTAGCCCTGCGGCGTGCCGTCGTGCGCCAGACAGAGCAGTTCCATCCACAGGCCCCGTGCCGCGAGGCTGCACGTTCGCAGAGCGCCATCGCCCCGCCAGTCCTGCCACCAGAACTTCGACCAACGATGCCCATTGCTCATGCGACTGCCCTCAAAGCTATCCGGCGGCGGTTAACGCTTTCCCCGTGGTTCACGGCCTTCAGCATCGCCCACACCGTCTCGGCGAACGCCGCATCGGCCGCCATCAGCGCGTCGATCCGCCGCAGCGCATAGGCGACCGTGGTGTGGTCGCGGTTGCCGAACTCGCGGCCGATCTGCGGCAGGCTGGCCGGCGTCGCGTGCCGGCTCAGCCACATGCCGACCTGGCGCGACAAGGCGGCGCCCTGGCCGTTGCGGCGCGACAGCAGATCAAGCCGCGTCACGCCGAACCCGGCGCACACGGCCAACTGAATGTCATGAATGCTCAAGACACACCTCCCTTGTCTGGACCCAAGAGGTGTGCGAAAAGGAGTTTGCTCGTGCTCCTTCTCGACGCCCCCCGGCGTCCGGTGGAAACAAATACAGACCCGTCAGCGTCCTCATAACGCTGGCGGGTTTCGCTGTTATGCGCCTGAGAAATGAGTCGAGCAACGCTCATGCCGCCGCGTCCTCGAACAGCGAGAACTGCCGGTCGAACACGTCCGGCCTGGCATGCACCGTGCCGCTGAACACCGAGATCACCAGCCACGAATTGCGGAAGCGATTAAGATTGCCGCACAGAAGCGGTGGCGCCGTGGTCAGGTTCAGCGCCTCGCCCAGCGATAGCGCAGCCTCATCGCCGTGCTTGCGCATCAGCTCGTAGCAGCCCCAATCCCGCAGCATTAGGTCGTGCCGGCCGCCCGCCTCGTCGATAAAGCGCAATCGCGGATGCCACCGGAACCGGCACGCCACCGACAACTCAGGCACGTCGCCGAACATATCCGGCGTCGGCGCCATCTCGGCGGTCTCGCCACGCTCGAGGTCGAGCTTAGGCAACTCAGTCGGTGCGATGACACAGAGTGACAGCCGCCGCTCATTCGCCTGGGCGAGCGACGGCACCAGCAGGTCGCCGACGATCTCACGCTGTATGGCAGGCGCGATCTTGTCCTGCACGCGGGCAATAACCCGGTTGATTTCCTCGTGCGCGCCCGGGCGCCGATCGCCACGGATCTTCCAGCTTTCTGCACGGCTGTCTTTGCCGTTGCGCTCCACCGGAATGCGCGACACCGACCAGCGTGGCGGCGAGCCGCGACGCGCCATCGGATAGATGCGAACCGGCTGCCGCAATTCGAGGCTATAACCGGCCGTGCATACGAACTGCCGTCCGTCGCTGTTGGCTTCAGGCACCGTCTTGCCCAGCATGACGAAATCGTCGAGGGTCATCCTTCCGCCCCCGCTAACTGGTCGGCGATCTCCTCCGCGCTGCCGTTGCCGCGCGCCTCCTGATTGACAATCTCCGCGATGATGTGGCCGTGGCATTGCTCGGGATGGCACCAGCAGCCGAGCACCTTGCCGCGCAACGTCGGTATAGTGCGCAACAGCGCCGCTTTGTGAGGCAGATAGAAACGCTCGAATAACGTGCAGACGGTATCGCGGTCGCCGTCGTCCGGCATCTCAAACGGATTGCCCCAATCGGTCTTGCGGTCAATGCGCTCGTAACGGCTAGTCTCCTGCGCCCAGCCGATCAGCGCCTCGTCGAAGCCATCGCGCATATTGGCGACAACGCATTCACCGGCCTCAGCCAAATCCCTGCGCGCAAGCTGGTCGTCCGTCCATATCGCCGCGGCAGCAGCCGATCCCTCGGACCTTTCCCGCGCTGCCTTCAACGCGCCGATCTGTCCCGCTTCCGCAATATCCGCTATCGATAGCGTCCGTTCTTCTACTGCATTGAATAGCTGTATATACCGCCTCGCCGTGCTCCACGGTACGCCGGCTTCTTGCTCGACCCAGCGTTCCCAGCCGCCACGCGGGATGCTCTCATCCGCTTTGGCCTCGGCAAGCCAGCGCCCGGCTTCAACGGCGCGCTCTGCCAGGTTCTCACTGGCACCTCGGACATCGTTGTGCGCCATACGGATTTCCGCCGCGAGCACTGTCAGACGATTGCTCATCCCGCCACCTCGCTGAACACCAACTCGCCGCCGTGCCGCGGCCCGCTCACGTCCCACCACCCCGCGAACTCGGCCACGCGACCGCGATAGCACTCGCCCTCCGCGATCAGGTGCCCGACGCCCACGAGGAACGTCCCGCAATCCCACAGGCTGACATCCAGCGCGCCGATGCCGCGCCGCGCCCGGACGGTGACCACCAGCTCGCCGCGCACCAGCTCGCCCTCCGACGTGCCCTCGCCGGTCGGACGCATGACGACGCGGTGCGTGGCGATGGTGGCGCTCACGACCCCGCCTCCGCGCGCAGGATCGCCTCGCCGATAAGCTGGGGAATGTGCGGGATCAGGCTGTTGCCTATGGCTCGATTGCGCTCCATCCCGAAGGCAACGCCATCAGCGCCTCCGTAAAGCGCGGATGGATCTTCCAGCCATGCTCCCCAACCAGCGCGTGAACGCGCGAGACAGTCGATTGCCTGTATCGCCCGCTGCGATTGTGAAGCGGTATGCCGAACCCCCGCCCGTCCATGCTCGCCGTCGGGGTAGGCCACAACGAACACCCGCTGTCGCATGTGTGGGGCACCCATTGAGCACGCCGATACAACCGACCACTCCGCATCGAACCCGCGCTCGGAAAGGTCGCGGAGAACTGCTCCCAGTTCCCCGTCAAGCAGGGCTGGGACGTTCTCCACCAGCGCGTATCCGGGTCGTAGCTCGCGAATAAGTCGTGCGAACTCGGACCAAAGACCTGAACGATCGCCGGCCAGGCCCCGTCCAGTTCCGGCGCGAGACAGGTCCTGGCAGGGAAATCCGCCACAAATGACATCGACGCCGATGCCATCAGCGGCAAGCCGCGCTGCCGTGAGGGATCGAACGTCGTCATAGATCGGCACTCCTGGCCAATGTTTCGCTAGGATGCGGCGGGGGAACGGCTCGCACTCGCAGAAGGCGACGGTGCGGAAGCCGCCGGTGCGTTCCAACCCGAGGCTGAAGGCACCCAAGCCGCTAAAGAGATCGAGCACGCGCATCATGCCGCCACCGATGCCCGCAGCGGTACGCCACATTCGCGCAGGGATGCCTCAACCTGGCCAAGCGACCGGCACAGCATGACCTCGGCGCCGCAATAGATCAGTTTGCGCGCAACTGACCGCTGCGCCGGCGACTGCGTGCCCTTGGGGGCCTTCAGTTCAATGAACGCCGCGCGTCCGCGATGAACGACCAGCAGATCCGGCGCACCTCGCAGGACACCGAGACCCGCAAGCCGCGCCGCGGCTTTCTTCGAGCGCAGGCCGCCGTTGGGGATGTGCATGAAGCAGGCGTCCGACGGCAGCGCCAACGCCAGGAACTTGCAGACATCGCGCTGCAAATCATCCTCGACGTGCCGCCGCACCACCGTCCGCTGCGGCAGCAGGTCCAGCGCCGCGCTCATGCCGCGCTCTCCCATTGGGACGACCCGCGCACGAACGCCCGCCGCTTGTGCTCGATGCACCACGAATACCCCGGCACCGCCGGCTGCCCGCACATCGTCCAGTCCGGCTTTTCGCCGTCGATCCACTGGCAAGACCGCACCGTGCCCACTGGCCCCGTGACCGGCCCCGTCGCGGGCCTCGGAGGCACCGTCAGCGGCACCGGCGGCCGCTTGCCCAGCGACACCAGACGCGCCGTTTCGACGGCCTGAGCGCCCCGCCACTGCGCCAGCGTGGGCACCCGCTCGGGCTGCGGCATCGGCGGCCTGGCAGCGCGTGGATCGCGCTTCGGCTTCGGTGGCTTGGGTTGCGCCGCCTCCGGTCCCGGCTTGAGCGGCGACGGCCGGTGCAGGCCGATCCTGTGCGCGCGGCCGATGACAGCGTTCTTGCCGCAACCGAGCAGCACGCCGATCTGGTTGGCGCTCACGCCGTCATGCCACAGGTGCAGCAGCGCGGTGCTGGTGCGGTCGTCCCAGCGGAACCGCGACGCCCGCCCGGCGCATTCGTCGGAGCAGTAGAGCGCGTGCGTGCGCACCGCCGCGAAGCAGCCGTCCCGCATGCAGCGGAGGCCGGTCATGTGCGCCCCCACCGGCGCTGCCACCGCCGCGCCCGGCGCAGCGCCAGCCACAGCAGCCAGCGGAGGTGGAGGGCTTGCAGCGCGCGCATCAGTCTGCCGCCTCGTCGAACAACGACAACTGCCACGACGCGTTGATGCGGTAGACGTTCTCTTGGTCCGGCAGGACGCTGGGATCCACGACCTCCCGCGTCGGCTCAAGCACGAAAGCTGCGATGTGCCGCCCGGTGCCGGCGCCCGGCATGCCATCCTCGGTGGCGCACCATTTCACATCGCGCAGGTTGCGGACCTTGGCGCCCGCCTCGAGCAGCAGCAACACCCACTTATCGACTGGGAACACGAACACTACCCGCTTGCCCTTGGCGTGCTCGCGCAGCGCCTTGCGCACCCAAGCGGTCGGCCCCTTGAATGGCGGATTGACGTAGTTCGACCGGCCCCACTCGCAGTGCAGCCCGTCGAAGCCCTCGGGCCGCGGGAACGGGCACGGGTCGAAGTCGAAGGCGAACTCGTTGTGCAGCGCCCGCATCAGTTCCGGCGGCGTCAGCCAATAGTGCCGCCCGTCGCGGCTGTTGGCTTCGTAGGTCACGCCGCACCCGCGCAAAAAGGCCGGGCAGCGTTGTGGCCGCCGCCCGGCAAGTGCGGGGTATTGAGCGCCGGCAGCCCCGCGCCGGCCGCGGATGCGCGCCACTGTTGGGGAGGCGGCGCGAATAGATCAAAGTTGATTGATTGCGATACGCGCATGGCGAGCCACGGCAGGGCGCGCGCGTCCATACTCAGAGACCGGCGGAAACGGGGTGGCTTGGTGCTCCGCTCATGGCGCGGCCGCCTCGCACAGCCGCCGCCGGCGCGGCGGGCCATCGTAGAGGTCGGGCCGGAGCCGACGGCGGGAAATGCCGGTGATCCTCGCCACCGCCCCTAAATGCCGCTCAGGCACGCGCCGCCACTGGCTGACGGCCGCGCGGGTGACGCCCACCGCCGCCGCAATCCGCGTCACGGCCAGCCGTTCGCTCAACGCCAGTTCCAGGACGGCATCGCGCTCCATGCAACCTAGCTTACGTAACCGGGCGCCGCTTTACAATCCCGCAATCGGGTTGCGATAGATACCTTACGCGAGATAAGGTAAGCCGCCTCAAGGAGTGGGCAGTGTGATGCAGATCGGCGACCGGATGCGTGCCGCGCGCGAACGCTGCGGTATGACGCAAAGCGAACTTGCGGCCAAGCTGGGCGTCTCGGCGCCCACGGTGACGCTATGGGAAAATCAGCGAAACCGCCGGGCAGTAAATGTGAAATATCTCGAGCCGATAGCTGCGGCCCTCAATATCCGCGTGGGAGAACTACTTGGGGAAAGCCCGCCGAGTGAGCAGCCGCAACTGGTCGCGGAAGGCCCCGCCGAGATCCAGTTGCTCCGCCTGTTTAGGTTAATGCCTGAGAAATTGAAGCTCGTGCAGTTGGCACAGTTCGTCCAGTGCGCTGGTCTCAGCGATTTCAACAGCCAGGCTCGCAACAATGTCCGCGGGTATGACGCGCCCGTGTTTAGCGGCGAGGGCCACGAGTCGCGCTAGACGGCCAATATTTTCGGCCGCATCGCAATCCGAGTATTGCAAACATAGCTTACATTGCGTAAGGTGGCTTCCGGCATTTGACGGAAGCACATCATGGTTGCCGGAAACGCGCATCGGCACGGCGACGGTTCTCCTCCCCAGGGGGTTGAAACGCCACAGCACAGCCTGGGCGACAACGCCGCCTCGCGGTCTAGTGTAATCCAGGCGTCATCGGGTAACGCAAGTGGCTGCCGAGTCGTCCGGCCAGTCGTTGCGCCTGCAACCAGCGTTAACTTCTCGTTAATGGCTGATACATCATTGACGATAGAAGATTGCGTACAGGTTGCGTTGGAAAAAATAATTTCGCGTCCCTGTCCGGCAATCCCCTACAACGACAGCATTCCTGCCCCGACGCTGAACCACGCGCTGGCCGAGGAAGGCCGCCGCCTCGTCGAGCGCATGCGGGGCATCCGATGATCCCCTGCGAGCACTGCGAGGACGGCCTCGTCTGGACGAGCCGCTGCGGCGGTCTCGACCCCGACGTGCGCCCCGAGGAATGCACCGAGTGCTACGGCGGCAACGCCCGCTGCGTCGAGATCGGCTGCCCCGAGCACGCCACCACCGTCTGGCGCGAGGGCGATC